CCTTCAACAATTACATCTTTTATTCTACCATCAGTATAGATTATTGTTACTTTATATTTATTCATATTGTTTCCTTTCTTTGTAAGCGGTGACAACTACCCCAGTACATAGGAATATTGTAGAAGAAAGTAATTGTCACCTATCAAGATGGGAAAGTAAATAACAAAAACCCATCAAGAATATGTTATATGTACTTAGGTTTAGCTACAACACTAAACGCAACTTTAGGATCATCAACATAGTTCTGTGCTTCTTCTGTACTAATCATCTTATTGATTTCAATCATCAACGAATTAGTAACTTGAATCGGCATATAACCTTTGATCCCAGAGTGTACAGGTTTACCAGTTGAAGTATCCCAATCATTTACTGGATATACTTTTATGTAAACCTCTTGATCCATATCTGGATTTATTACTGGATTGCTCATTGTTTTTCTCCTTTCTTTTTATCCTATTTTAAAACCTTGATCTGATTCTTTACAGTAATCAGCAAACTCTTGTATATTTTCTACACTCATTGGGTAATTTGAATCTGAATTAAATTTTATTTTATGATACATACAACTCCATAATTCATAGTCATCACCTTTTAAATCATTACCACAACTAGCACCTTGATCTTTAGTCCATTTATCTAATGCTTCCATTAATATAACTTCTGCAAATCCTTCTTTAAGTCTATTCTTTTCATATACATCAGTACATTCTTTTACTGTACCGTCATCTATTAATGCTTGTAATCTAGTAGCTAACATAATACTTTTAGCTCCATCAATCTTTACAAAGTCATTGTAATTACCACGCTTGATTTCTTCAGCATCAAGTATGTCATCACAAAACTCAGTAACTATTTTCCAGATAGGTCTCCATCCCCAGACATTTTGTCTAAAGTATGTTTCACCTTTCTCTTTGTTCTGTCCTATTAAATCGAATCCCATATCTACCTCCTTTAGAATCCATTGTACCACCAGTCTCTATGAGACCAGAGGAAGTTATTAATTAAGTAGGCTAGTTGTTGCCATAAGTTTCTACTATAGTTTCAGCCAGGCAACAGACTGAATATCACAAATGCAAACACTACAAATCCTATTATAGTCCAAGGCATTTTTCTTTTCTTTAGTTCAGCTTGATGTCGCAAATGAAATATAATATCTGATTGCTCTTTTATTGTTTCATCACGCCAATCTATTTCAAGCTGCCATAATTTCTTTTCTTCATCTTTCATCTAATGCTCCGTTATTGGATACAAATCTTTTGGTCTGTTAAAGATTGTAATTAGTTCTGATTTTTCCCAATGTAATTTTACATCAGGATTTTGAAATGCTTGATACACTGCTTCATCTGCTGTAATTTCATTGTATCTTACCTGCATTAGCAACATATCAATTACAGTTTCAGAACGATCAAAGGTTTCATTCTGTAATTTATTCATACTACTTATCCTTAAATTGTGATTCGAAAATTTCAAACTCTGATTGATAATCCTGTACTATCAAGTTAATCTTAGCTAGTGCAGTTGTGTATGTAATATCTTGATCGTAGTATCTATCAACAATCAAAGATATCTCATCCATCCATTCATTTGGCATTGTCTAATTCCTCTCTATTTGTTATTGCTTGGTTTCTTAACCTATCAGTATGACCCCAATAACATATGATACATAAGTTATTACCATCTTTCTTCATAGGATCCATTATGAAACCAAAGTGTTTAGCTTCTGTTTCCCAGTTGCAATGTCTACATTTAAGTGTCATTACTTATCCTTTCTAGTTTACACTAATAGTATATCTATTAGCCATTGGTTGAGTACCAAATTGTTTGAGCCACCAGTCTATCCACATATCTTCAAGCTGATCTCTCATCATTCTAGCTTTATCAAGATCATATGTTTGTGCAACAGGATTCCTATTACCTTCACATAAGATATAATAAACTGGATCTTTCATCCACTTGGTTTGTTTCTTATCAACCTTTAACTCAGTTACTTTATTCATCTGTAAACTTTCTATGTTGATCTATTAAATTGTTTAATGCTAATGCAACAAGTTCACCTTTCTTACAGTTAAGTTGCCTTGCTATCTCTACTAACTTAGCATTCGTTTGTTTAGTTATACCTACCGAATGCCATTTAGACTGTGACTTTTCGATATTACTATCTATTAATTTTTCGAATTCTATCTTCATCGCTCACTCCATGTTTTCGTTCGCTCTACCATAATGTCCTAATAGTAGTTTAGCTTTGTTAATAAATTGATTTGCAGTTTTACTATCACCAATGTCTATCATATGCTGTGCATCAGATAGTATTGCCATGATATATAGATAGCGAAACTTACCATACATTTCTCCAGCTTCAGCATATGCTCTGTAGATTTGTTGTTTAGTTTCACCATACATTTCTTTTTGTGAAGTCATATTATTCCTTTCATTAGTTAAGTATGGGTAGGATTTAAACCTTCTTGTATTTCCAGTATCCTACCCACACCTATTTATTTTATGGTTTGAGAAGTTAATGTCACGCTTCCTTGATGGAAGTTTTCATTAACTGTAGACCATATAGCTACATCCAACACTCTACCTTCACTATCAGTTATATATCCTGATAGCATTGGAGCGTTTTCATTATCAGATTGTACTGACCAAAGAACTATCTTGTTCTCCTCTGTCGGTACATACTGATTACTTGTTTGCTCTGCATAAGCACAACTGCTTATCAACATTACAAACATAACAACTATAGTTTTCATAGATCTATCCTTTCTGTTGTTGTTAATCTTTTACAATCTTAGTGTGTATCTCATCTATCTGTAATCTTAACACATCTATCTCAGATGCACACCAATTAGATTCACTAAACTCATATTGTATATATAAGTTAACTAGCATTGTTATTGCTATTACTACGAGAATCAAATGATTCATAAATCTTATCATAATCATACCCCATTATTGCTTCACAAAAGAATAGATTAGCTTTGTCTGTATCGTCATCAACAATACAATCCCATGTGAAGATTTCCTTTCTTTCGTGTAAGAGAATGTAAGAGTCATCAAACTCCCAGACTTCCCAACCATTCTCTTTGATTACTAATTGTTCTTGTACAATAGTATTACATACTACTGCTTGGTCTGGATCTACTATGTTATCACAGTTGTATCCTATCCAACCTGGACCAGCATAATGTTCTGACTCAGCGAATGCTATCTTCTCCATTGCCATAAGCATTAGCACTGAAGTTATTATTATCATTGCTTTCATATTTTTCCTTTCTGTTAGTAATGACAGTTAGACCAATCTGGAACAAATGCTTTGTTAACTTCATAAAGATTTGCCTCAACAAAACCTTGTTGTATTGTACCAACACATCTTGTTATGATACCAGAATCTATTAATACTTGTTCAATACCTTCATTCTCTGACCAATTCTTTACTGCCATCATAGGTTTCAATGGGTCAAAGTCTGGATTAAATGATGCTATCATGTATGCAAAACCTTCATCATCATATAAACATAATGATATTAGATTCGTACCTTTATATCTACCAAATTCACAATGAAGTCTTTCACCTTTAAACATTATATCATGTTTCATATATTCTATTTGAGCTTTCATATATCCTCCTTTAATCTGCATAAGTATCTAGATAATATTTACTCGGATAATAATCTTTATCCCAATCATTTATATCTATGTACTTAGACCATCGTATTTTATTTGCATACTCAGTAGCCTTATCATAATCCTCAAAGACTTCTTTGTATCTTAGTCCCAGTTTAGGTGACCATATTATTCTGATACTGTATTCTTCTACTGGACCTGAATGATATATTCTTACCACTGGTTCTCTATGTTTTAATCTCCACTTATTCATAATCCTCCTTTTCTCGTGTCTATCCTACCCCACCAGGGCGAGGCGTAGCCGAGCCGAAAAATTTTTATTCGTATAATGTTGAAGAGAGAGGGACACCCTCCAGAAATTCCAGAGAGTGTCCAGTTGTTTTAATCGTTAAGATATTCCATCATTTCTTTGGCTGCCGATGTAGTCATAACCTTTTTATTATCAGCAGTAGAACCAAAGGATAATGAATAGTCTTTTGGTTTAAACTCAACCAATGCTTTATGCAGTATTTCAGTTTTAGCATACTGTACTTGTGCTTGGTTTAATTTTCTTTTCCAGAAGGTTGCCTTTAATCCGTCAAGCTCTAGTAATGAGCTTTCGAATTTGGCAGTCCATTCTTTTTTATTGTCTTCGCATTTCTTCAACCAGCTTAAAACTGCTGATGAAGTAAGTGAGGCTTTAAGCCCTGATAAGATTGAAATATAGTGTATTTCGCCTTCATCATAAGCCTGACGTTCTTTATCCTCTTGGGTAGGCTCTTCCTGATATTCTGCTAAGCATAATCTTGTTAATGCCTCGCAGTCATCAACCCAACCTTTAGCCATTTGGATAAGTTCTTCTACGCTTTGTTTACTTAAATCAATCGTATTCATTTTATGATCCTTTCATTGATGATTAATTGATATTATATTTATATATTATTTATTACAATTTACAAAACAATTTATAAAATAATTTTACCCCAAAGGGTAGGTTAGAACAAAACACGAACATTCCCCACATAATAAATATGTATTCATTCCTTGCAGAGAAGCGTTCATAAGAACGCAACATCGTTGTCGCCCCTGCGAGGGACTCACAGCGAATAGCAGCTTGCCTGCTCGCTGGGAGAGAATGCCACAACCCATCATCTCATAATCATTATTGCATAGATTGTTTCATACTCGTATACACTAATACATCATAGGTAAGTATCGCTTGCGATTCCTTCTAGTCTTTAGAATGTTTAGCTCATAACCGTTCTTTTCCTTCGGAAAGAGAAAGAGAGAGAGGGGAATAGCCAACGAAACCAATGTAATAATTCAAGACGGATGGTGACTGGGAGTTAGGGACATGTATGGTTGCTTCAAAGGGGGGTTTTTAGGAAACGATAGGGCGATGCAAGTACGATACGGGTACAAGGATATAGGGGGGCTTTGTTAAAACAAAGTCGTACTTGACACACACACTAATGAGAATATATTGAAACGGTGGGGGGTTTGTTAAGATCCTTTCTGTACCTCCCACACCTAATCAATCATATTTACAGATTCTGAGGGGTTTGGTATTTTAGAGTACCTTACCATTCAAATATCAATCAACTAGCCTAAATCGAGAGATATGGGCGTTTAACAAGGAGAATAAACTATGCCAATGGTAAAAGGTAAGAAGTATCCATATACAAAAAAAGGTATGGCTGCTGCAAAGAAAGCTAAGAAGAAAATGAAAAGTAAAAAGGGTATGAAGTAATGTTAACTAAGAAACAACAATCATTACCTAAATTCTTACAGGATAAGATTATGGAGTCTAAGAAGAAAGACGAAAAGAAACCTGATCGCTTAGTTCAAAGGAAAAATAGAAAGTTTATGGTGTAAGTATGGCATCACCAAAACCTAAGAATAAAGCCCTATACGCTAGAGTAAAGGCAGAAGCAAAGAAAAAGTTCAAGGTATATCCTAGTGCTTATGCTAACGCATGGCTTGTCAAAACGTACAAGAAACGTGGTGGCAAGTACTAATGGCATACAAGGGTGGACTACGCAAGTGGTTCAAAGAGGATTGGCGTGACGTCAAGACTGGAAAGAAATGTGGTCGCAGCGGAAAGAAAGACAAGGGCAGACCTTATCCTGCATGTCGACCCAAGAAAGTAGCTAGTCGTATATCGAAGAGCGAAGCATCAAAGAAGACTGGACCCAAAAGAGTTAAGTGGTCTGTCACAGCATCTGGTAAAAGGAGAAAGAAATCAAATGGCTAAGTCACCTGCATGGCAAAGAAAAGAAGGCAAGAACCCCAAGGGGGGTTTGAATGCTAAAGGTCGTGCTAGTTATAACAGAGGAAGAACTAAGACAGGGAAGAAGCGTAACCTGAAAGCACCAAGCAAAAAGGTAGGCAACCCAAGACGAGCATCCTTCTGCGCCAGAATGAAAGGAATGAAAAAGAAACTAACGAGTGCAAAGACAGCTCGTGATCCAAACTCTCGTATTAATAAATCATTGAGAGCGTGGAATTGTTAAGGAGATATTATGGTTAAATATAACAAAGATTTTCAAGATGTACCGTCAGCATTGACGTTCTTAACATCAGACGGTAAGACAGGTGCATCTATATTGAACGGTAAAATTAAGGCAGAAGGTTCTAAGTTTGATGGACTAGATGCAACAGAAGGCAATCTAATGAAAGCTCTGGACACTACAGGGTACTCTATGCCTAAGACTAACATCAATGATTATAGATTCCCTGAAGCTAAACAAGTACCTGAGAAGATGCCGAACTATGGAGATATGATTCCTAAATTACCAGAAAATTATAAAGAGCCTACTCCTATGAAAAAAGAAAATATGCCATTTAATCCAATCTTTAGACCAAACATGGATCCAATGGGTATGCCTAATAGAAGACCTAGCATGATGCCAAACAATATGGTACAGAATAGAGGCAACAATAAAACACTTGTAAAACTTGCTACAGTAAATAGATTATTTCCAGGGTTAATAGGATGAGTCACGGAGGAAAAAGAAAAGGTGCAGGAAGACCAAAAGGAATTCAAGCAGGTACAAAAGCAGAACGCTTAGCTGCTGAACTAGGTAAAGGTCAGACTACACCATTGAAGTATATGTTGAATATGTTGAACAACCCACAAGTATCTATTGAAAAAAAGATGTGGGCAGCAAAAGAAGCTGCACCGTTTGTTCATTCTAAACTTGCATCAATTAATAAAACTATTATGGGTGATGAAGATAAACCAGTTGCAGTTACAATAGGATGGCGTAAAAAGAAATAATGAACATAGAGATTCCGTACGAACCTCGACCACTACAAGAAAAGATTCATAACGAATTAAAACGATTCAATGTTTTAGTTTGTCATAGAAGGTTTGGCAAAACAGTATTAGCAGTAAATCATTTGATAATGACTTGCTGTGAAAAACCTAATGCAAGATTGGCGTATATAGCACCAACATATCGCCAGGGTAAGGCAGTCGCTTACGACTATTTAAAACAATATACAGAACCCTTAATGAAACTTGGTGGCAAACGTCATGAAACAGAACTCAAAGTTGATCTGTGGAACGGATCAAGATTACAAATCTTTGGAGCTGATAACCCAGATGCTTTGAGGGGATTAGGCTTTGATGGAGTTGTCTTGGATGAATTTGCCTTGATGTCTCCTAGAACTTGGACTGAGATTGTACGACCAGCTATATCAGATAAACTTGGATATGTTATATTCATTGGAACACCAATGGGTCATAATCATTTCTGGGAAGTATATGATCTAGCTAAAAGGCGTGGTGGAGAATGGTACGCTGAATTATACAGAGCTTCTGAGACTGAAGTTATATCTCAAGAAGAACTTGAAGAAGCTGCTGCTACCATGCCAGAGGATCAATTCGAACAAGAGTTTGAAGTTAGTTTCCAAGCTGCAGTATCAGGTGCATATTTTGGAAAACAAATACAGAAAGCTGAAAGAGAAAATAGAATAACTGATGTTGACTATGATCCTAACAATGAAGTTGAAACATGGTGGGATTTAGGTATCGGTGATTCTACAGCAATATGGTTTGCACAAAGAGCAGGTAATGAAATACACCTGATTGATTATTTAGAAACATCTGGTGAATCATTAGCTTACTACATAGGACAACTAAAAGAAAAAGGTTATAACTATGGTAGGCATATTGCACCACACGATATTACAACAAGAGAACTTGGTACTGGTAAATCTAGATTAGAAGTAGCAAGGGAACTTGGAATTGACTTTGAAGTTTGTCCTAGATTAGAAATAGATCATGGTATAGAAGCTGTGAGAAATAATTTAGATAAATGTTATTTTGATAAGAACAGATGTAAATATGGTATTGATTGTTTGCGACAGTACCGAAAACAATACGATGACAGAATGCAAACATTTAAAAACAAACCTCTACATGATTGGGCATCACACGGAGCTGATGCATTTCGTTATGGATGTTCTGTTGATGGTTCAACAAGAACTGATTGGGAAAGACCAATGAGTGTAGATATAAGATATGTAGTTTAAGGAATATTATGGCAAAAGGAAGACCGTTAACAGATCACGAAATACAAGGAATAGTAGCTAGTGAACTAAGAAGTGCATTTGGTTATTATGAAACTGATTTAGTAAACTCAAGGAAGAAAGCTACTGAATACTATTTTGGTGAATCATTTGGTAATGAAGTAGAAGGTAGATCACAAGTAGTTTCAACTGATGTCGCTGATACAGTAGAATCAATACTACCTGCTTTACTTAGAATATTTACTGCTAGTGATAATATTGTAAAAGTAGATCCAGTTACTCAGGAAGATGTAGCTGTAG